ACGCTCCTGTGCGCACCACCGAGCAAACACAGGCCACTAACGGCTACAATGCAAGTGGCAATGCAATAGGGCTTGACGTCAGAGCCGAAGATGGCACACTGTCTAATCTTAAAAAGAATCCCGATTCAGGTGAGTTGTACGAACCAGCAGGCACACCTGGAAATACTGAGTTAAAAACCAAACCTGGGACACCCACCAGAGATGATGCTGCCAACAACAGCACTGTTACCAAACAAACTGAAACCAATGTCGCCGTCAACGCACTAAAAATTCAGCCTAGACCCAACACTCTAGATCAATTTGCCAGTTACACCTATTCCATATCCATTTATTTGTTGAGCGCCAATCAATACGAAAGGTTGCTACGTAGCAAAACAAAAAAGATTGATGGCTACTATTTGCTGTTTCAAGACGGCGGCGCACCACTCAACCGTGGTGGTGTCAAACAAGACATGGGCACAAACACAAATATCTCTGCCAGCGACAGCGGCCGCAACCCATTCTTCCCCAACGATTACTACATTGATTCGTTGACACTGGACACCAGCCCCTTGGGCAAAGCCACTGGGGCCAGCCACATGACCGCCTCAATGAAATTGGTTGTGAATGAACCCAATGGCATTACATTGATTGATAATTTGTATTCTGCTGTGGCCAACCTGCAACAAAAAGATGGCAGCGGAAAAGTCAATTATACCGCAGCTGACTACTTGGCTGTGATAAGATTCTACGGCCAAGGTGCTGACGGAAATCCAGTACAAGTTCGTTCTGCCAGTGGAGCTGTTATTGAAAAGTTTATCCCTTTTAAACTGGCAGCCATCAACTGGAGCATTGGCAGTAAAATGGTCACCTATGAGTGGGACTGTGTGCCACAAGGGCACTTGATTGCAGGCTACACAGCTCGTGGTGCAATCCCACACGACATGCAACTTACTAGCACCACGGTGGGAAAATTATTAGGCAGCGACATAATTTACACTGGCAATGACACAAGCAGTGCGAACCCGGGCCAAACTACCACTGCACAAACTTTGTCACCAGATCAAAGTGATGCAGAAACTGCAAGGCTGAATAGACAAGCAGGCAATCCCCCAACACCCCCCAAGGCCATTGCCGCACCCACTTCTAGAAAAACTGTTACGCAGGGGTTGATGGGCGCTCTCACAGAATTCCAAGAAGAACTAACTAAATCACAAAAAGGCCAAGCTGAACCAATATTCAATATAGCCGACAGATACTTTATTAGATTTGTTGACGGTATGGGCTATGATGGCAAAGTAATCCCTGCATCATCGATTGAGAATGCCACTATCACCTTGCCCAACACCAAAATTGACAACGGTCTAGCAGCCTCGGGCAAAAACAATAACACAAAAGATCTTGATCCACTCAAACAATCACGAGACAACGTGACCCGCAGTTTTAGTATCACTGCTGGACAAATGATCACTCAGGCCATTGATCTTGCCATTCGCAACAGCAGTTATATCTTAGGTCAAGCTCTGACCCGACAAGACAGCGACGGGTTTCAAGTGCCAAATCCTGACAAAAAAAATTCGCCCATGTCATGGTTCAACATCATAATGAATGCTGTTCCACGCCCCGGTGGCATTGATCCCAGACGCAACGACCATGCATTTGATATCATTTACACAGTGAAACCCTATAGGTTGCAGAATTTCAACAGCAAATATTTTCCGGCCAGTAGATTTGCCGGAGTACACAAAAGTTATCCCTACTGGTTCACTGGTCAAAATACTGCCGTGGTTGAATATCAAGAAACCATGAATGCACTGTACAATATCACCGTGAGTGGTAGCGATCCCAAAAACAGTGCGGCAGCAAAAATACGTGAAGCTGCCACTTCAAGTCTACGAGACATTGCCAAATACAATTATGCTGTCACCAGCGGACAAAGCACACAAGGATCGTCAGATACCAGACTCAACGAAGCTGCGGCCAATGCAGCAGACTATCTATTCAGCCCAGGTGACTTGGCCAATGCCAAGATAAAAATTCTTGGCGATCCTGATTGGATACAACAAGGTAGCTTGTTCAAAGAAATTAAACCAGGCGAACGTCAAGTGGCAGATGTCACTGGGTTTGAAGAAGACGGTAGTATCAGTTTTGAAACAGGAGATGTGCTGTTTGAAATAGTGTGGCAACGTCCCGAAGACTACGATCTCTCAACTGGAGTAGCGGATCCCTACAGCGGAGGCTACAGTGGTCGCGCCAATAAACCAAGAGAACCCATTCAAAGCAGGGTTTATCAGGCAGTCAAAGTCATCAGTGAATTCAGACAAGGCGCATTTTACCAGACCCTTGAAGGCACACTGTATCAATTTCCTCTGCCCAGCAAGAAAAATACTGTGCAAGCATCAAGCAGTCCTGCCACTAGCGATGCCTTGGACAACCAACGACCAGCAACCACTGGCGCTGGTGCTGGTACTGGTGCTGGTGCTGGTACTGGGAACAATGCAGCAAATCAAAGCCCAGCCACTGCGTCGCGACTGGGCACAGACCTTCAAACTCGCATACAAAATGATCAGTTCACAGATCCAAGATCGTCGTTGAGTGCCGATGGCGGTACTGCTGCAATACTTGGAGCACAACAGGCATCCAGCACCAAACCAGTGTTCCGTAACCCGTTAAGCAACGCAGGACTCAGTGCAGACAGTCTAAACACCGAATCGGGTGTGAACATAAGACCAGCAGGTCCCCCAGCGCCAGCCACAGATGGAACCGGCGGAACAGTGTCACCTCCAGTGTCCACAACTGGACCGCCAAAGTTGCCAGAATCTGGAGCAACGCCAGGACAAGTTGCTGCTGCCTTGAATGCCCAACGAATAGCAGATTTAAGAGCAAGAGCTGCTGGTACAGCACCCAAGTACAGTCCTGTAACTAATCCAGCTGTGCAAAAAATTGCCACCGACGGAGGATAAAACATGGCAGAAAGTGTAGAACGCAGCCGAGGCCGGCCCAGTAATTACAAATTAGATCGAGGCGGCGTACCCACAGAATTTGGACCGTTTACTGGCGTAGTAATGAGCACAGTTGATCCCACACGTGCCGGAAGATTGCGTGTGTATATTGATGCCTTTGCTGCTGGCACCGAAGCCAACATGAACGACGAAAGTGCATGGACCACAGTGAGGTACATGCCACCATTTTACGGCTCAACTCCGTTGCCGGGCACAGCCAATACCGGCGACAACGGTTCTTATCCTGGCAATCAAAACAGCTACGGCATGTGGTTCACTCCGCCTGACGTGGGAGTCACTGTTATATGCATCTTTGTCAACGGCGACCGCAGCCAGGGCTACTATATTGGTGTTGTGCCTGATCAAGGTCTAGGCCGCATGGTGCCGGCCATGGCTTCGGTTCCAGTACTGCAAGCAGAAGTACAAAATCAAAATCAAGAAACATATTTCATCAACGCTCCGCGTTTGCCTGTCACAGAAATCAACACCAACAACACTGATCTTTTCAACAATCCTAGATTTTTTGACGGTGTAAAACCAGTACAAAGCGTGGTGGCTCAGGCGTTGTTACAACAAGGCCTAATCAACGACACTGAACGCGGCACCATAAATTCCAGCAGTCAACGTGAAAGCCCCAGTGCAGTGTTTGGCATCAGTACTCCGGGTATTCCGATCTATCAGGGCGGCATGAAACCCAATGACATTAGAACCAAACTGAATTCTGGCGAACTCAAGTCTGGCGACGCCAAAGTAATTGGGCGGGTCGGCGGCCACAGCCTTGTGATGGATGATGGCGATCTTGAAGGCAACAATTCTTTGTTGCGACTGCGCACCAGCAAGGGCCACCAGATCACCATGAACGACAGTGGTAATTTTTTCTACATCATACATGCCAACGGACAAACCTGGATTGAATTTGGCGTTGAAGGCACAGTAGATGTATATGCCACAAACTCTGTCAACGTGCGCACCAAAGGTGATATCAACTTGCATGCAGACCGTGATATCAACATGTTTGCTGGACGTTATTTGAAAATGAAAAGCAAAGAAGACATGCAGATTGAAAGCGACACATTCTTGGCCATGCAAGCACAAGAAGATATCACATTGTACAGCAAGAGCACAATTGGCGTCAAAGCTGACGGCACACTGACTTTGAACAGCGCATCAGGTTCTTGGGGTGCTGGATCCAGCCTGGCCCTGCAAGCTGGCGGCATCGATCTCAACGGTCCCGCAGCAGGCACAGTGACCAATCCACAACCCTTGACCACAACACTGTTGGATGACACTGAGTGGGATACCAGCAAGGGATGGATGGTAAAACCCGAAGGACTGTCTAGCGTGGTGAGCCGTGCACCCACACACGAGCCCTATCCTTATCACAACAAGGGTGTGGATGTTGAAATTGCCTTTGAAGAAGGCAAACCCAGCCCACCACCAGGTGCAGAACCCGTGCCAGCTGGCATAGAGATACAGGCTAGATAACATGGCAGAATTTACATTTAACCTCAGCCAACTCGCAACTTCTGCCGCAGCCACTGGCAGCAGGATCAACACTGCTATCTTTGCCAAAACACCTGACTCAGAGTTAATCTACAACGGCGATGATTACATAGTATGGGACAGAACCAACCAAGAACGTCTGCGTCGCGGCTTGCCGGGTCTGGCCGCAATTGGACTACCTAGACCGCCTGAAGATACATCAGGCACACAGGCCTTGCCCGCCACAGGAACAACATCAACTCCCTCCACCGAGCAAGCCACAGTGTTTGCAGTCAAAGGGCCACCTGGACTCACAAGAGAACAAGCATTTGAAATTTTCAAGAAGCAAGTCAACACTGGTGCCTTGGTGGGTTTTAAATCTGGCGACAGTTTATCAGCTGCTACACAGGCAGCTGATGGTCTTGCTTCAGCACAGAGTGCCCTGCTGCAGGCACAGTCGGGGTTGACAGGTAGTATAGGTGCATTTACAACAAGTTTGTCAGCATCAGGAGTTGATCTCGCAACTGGAAGAATTGCATCAGTTGACGCAGCATTTGCCAGGGGTGGCATCAATGGCGCTGCTGGATCATTCGTTAATGTAATTGGCAGCTTGCAGCCCGGTCTAGGCGCTGCTGGCGGCGCAGATCGGGGATCCCTTACTCAAACCGCAGCAGGCTTGACTGCGGCAGTGGGACCAGCTGTGTCGGCCGTGTCTGGCGCGGTGTCATTGATTCCGGGTGCTGCAGATGCAGGTAAACCCTTGGTCAATGCTGTGGTCACGCAGAGTTCCACAGCCATTGCAGCCATACAAACCATCAACAAGACCATCACAGAGATACCTGTAACCAACCCAATCAACACTGCTGATTTTACAAAATTTGCCAGCGGTGTCATTGGCACTGGTGCAGTCAGCGGAATCGGACCCATGGGAGTTGCTGAAGTCAACGGGGTACTAGCACAGGCCAAAAATTTAGTGGCACAGGATGCAGCTGCCATCAGCAACGACAAAGGCCTTGGCACATTTGGACTTGACCTTGCACAACTAGAAGCGGCTGGCTATGTCAAGCCAGGTACTAGAGCGTTGGCAGAAAAAGGTGCCAGCTTGTTCTCCACAGTGATCAAAAGTCCTGCAGCCTGGACTGGCAAGGATGGCATAAAAAGCGCAACAGACCTCTTGAGCAACCCTAGCAAACAAAGTCTCATACAGCAAGATCTTATGACCAAGGGTGTTGCCGACCTGGCCGCAGTGGGCGTGCCTGTGCAAAATCTATCAAGTCAAGGTATTGCAGGCATGGCCTTGAATGCAGCCAAAGATTTGCCCAGTGCTGAAGCATTTGCCAAAGGATTGCCCATTCCCGGCGATGCCACAGGGCAAGTTCAAGCAGCATTTTCGAGTGCTGTGCGCGATGGTGCCTTTGCTGTGAATTTGGTTAATACCAAAATACCCACAGCTTTTAAACAGCAAGACATTCCGGTACCCCAGGTAGACACAGTTAATCGAGCCACTGTCGATGCTGCCAGCACTCGTGTTGTTGGAGATGAAAAAGTACCGGTGCCCAGTTATACCACGCCTGCCAATACAGTTGACTACACTTTTTACGTGGACAAAGCCAAAGCATTTATCAATCAACATGTTTTGCCCTTTGGTGCAAAATTACAGGCTTTGGACTCAAAGTTTGCTGCCTTGCAAAATCAACAAACCATTACTCAAGCTCAGTACAATGCTCTCGGTGCTGAACGCGATGCAATTCGCAACGATTACAGCGTCAACGGCATTCCCAAAGGACTAGAATTGGCTCAACTTTTTGATTCTTTACCTGAACTTGACAAGGCCGCGGTCAGAGCCCTGGGACTCAACATCGGCGAGATTGCCAAGACAGTACAGGCTGCAATAATATATTCAAACCTACAAAAAGAAAGATTGTATGTGCTGAGCCAAAAAATTGAAGGGCGCGGAGAGGGTGAATAACCTTCAATAAATACAGCATGGCACAAACATTCATTGGATTCAACACACAGGGGCAATTTAAAAAGTTCACTCTTACAGACTTTGAACTGATCAAACGTGACCTGTTGAACGCATTCAACATCCGTCAAGGTCAGCTGCCAGGCCGACCGGCCTATGGCACAGTGCTTTGGGATTTTTTGTTTGAAAATCAATTGGAAGAATTACAAAATAGTATAGTGACCGAGGTGCAACGAGTGGCCGGCGGCGACCCAAGAATCTATATCAGTGACACACAGGTGTTCCCACAAGAGAACGGCATACTGCTTGAGATTGAACTACAGGTAATACCCAGTGACAATGCTGAACGACTAAGCATCTTCTTTGACTTACAACAGCGCAGTGCGTCTTACATATAAACTAAGCCGTTTTAGAATTCCATAAATAAAAATAGAGGCTCAGTACAATGGCAAAAACAACTAGACAAACAGCGATATTTGGCGTAGAAGATTGGAAACAAATCTATCAAACCTATCGCGAAGCCGATTTTCAAAGTTATGACTTTGAAACTCTACGCAAAAGTTTTGTTGATTATCTGCGTTTGTATTATCCTGAAACATTCAACGACTACATTGAATCATCAGAATACATTGCACTCCTGGATCTTATTGCATTCATGGGTCAAGCACTGGCCTTCCGCACAGATTTAAACACACGTGAAAACTACATAGACACGGCCGAGCGTCGTGATTCAGTGGTTCGCTTGGCCAATCTAGTGAGCTATACTGCCAAACGCAATATTGCAGCCCAGGGACTATTAAAAGTATTTTCTGTGCAGACCACAGAAAACGTTGTGGACTATCAAGGCATAAATCTCAGCAATGTTACAGTGAACTGGGCTGACCCAACAAACCCAGACTGGCAAGAACAGTTTACAGCCATCATCAATGCCAGCTTGGTAGACACACAAAAAGTTGGCCGCCCTGGCAATCGTCAAACCATACTGGGTGTGAGAACTGACGAATATGGAATAAATTTGGTTCCTGGTTATCTGCCAGTGGTGCCTTACACTGCCACTGTAGATGGAGTAAGCATGCCGTTTGAGGCCATGTCTTCGACATCTGTGGGCCAAGATTTTGTGTATGAGCCTGCGCCGCAGGCCAATGTACCATTCAACATCTTGTTCCGCAACGATAGCCTGGGATTTCAAAGTGCCAATACTGGTTATTTCTTTATGTTCAAACAGGGCGTATTGCAAAACCAAGACTTCAACCTAGCAGAAAAAGTCAGCAACCGCACAGTGAACATCAATATTGAAGGGGTCAACAACGAAGATCGCTGGTTGTTTCAATTAGACAATGTTGGTAATGTCAGTCGCGAATGGGCTTACACAGAAAACATTTACTCTGCTGGTGCAGAACAAATAGGCACAACCTTGCGTCCTATCTATTCGGTGACTTCTAGAACCAATGATCAGATCACCATGGTGTTTGGTGACGGCGTGTTCTCTGAAATTCCAGTGGGCACTTTCCGTGCCTATGTGCGTGCCTCAAACGGATTGCAATACATCATCAACCCTGAAGAAATGCAAGCGGTCACAATACCCATTAGCTATATCAGTCGCGCTGGCAATCTTGAAACACTCACATTCACCTGTGGTATTACACAACCTGTGAGCAACAGCCAGGCACGTGAGCCCATTGATGCAATCAAACAACGTGCTCCTGCTAGATACTACACACAGGACCGCATGGTCAACGGTGAAGACTATAATCTTTTTCCTTACACACAATACAACTCAATTGTGAAAAGCAAGGCACTTAACCGTGCCAGTATCGGCACCAGTCGTTATCTTGACTTGGTAGACAACACTGGCAAGTATTCTAGCACAAACAGTTTTGGTACTGATGGCGGCCTTTGGGAACAAAATATTCTTCCTACAATTTTGTTCTCATGGACCAATCGCAATGAAATTGCTGATTTTGTCGGCAACCAAGTTCAACCGGCCATTGCCGCAGCCACAGAAAGACAGTTTTACTATTCTAACTTTCCTAGAGTGACTGAAAACAGCTTGCCCACATATGGTGGTACCACCTGGGTCACCGGTGCTTCATGGACTCAAAGTACCACATTGGCCAACGAAACTACTGGATACTTCAAGAACGATGTGTACTCAATTCAATGGCCCACTGGCTCTCCCATACCAGTAGGTCCCACCACAACCACAGCATTCAAATACGTTGCTGTGGGTAGTTTGATCAAATTTGCAGCGCCTGCTGGATACTACTTTGATCGCAACAACAAGTTGCAGCCAGGAACTCCCACAGCCGCAGATCAAAAGCTAGAAATCTGGGCCAGCCCCATCAGCATTGAAGGTTCAGGCTACAACAATGGTCTTGGTAATCTTCCATCTGGTGCCGGTCCCGTTGCACTCAATAACTTTGTGCCCACAGGTGCCCTGGTTGACACAATTATTCCTTTGTTTATTACTGACCTTCCGGTATCAGTAGAGCAGGCCATTGCTGAACAAATTTTGTTAAATCGCAATTTTGGTCTTGGATATGACAGCAACGGAGACATCACTGGTACACCTTATTCGTGGTATCTGATCACCAGTACCAATCTTGCGCAAGACGCCACCTGGAGTCAACAATACGCTGGCAACACATCGGGTACCAATTTGGATGCATCGTGGTTGATTCAGTTTGTGGTACAAAATCAAAACTACACAGCCACCTTCCGTGGCTTGGCCTACTACTTTGGGTCCGTGTTGCAGACACGTTTCTTCTACTATGACGGCGGTCAGATTTACGACAGCCGCACAGGTACAGTGATCAAAGATTTTATCAATGTTTTGGCTGTAAACACCCAGCCAGACAGCACTGATCATTTGCCAGGAGACATTGTTATGACCATTATTGGGCAACCGGTAGAAAGCGATGGTTATGTTGATGACTTCCAGGTGTTGGTGGGCTACCGCGACAACGACAACGATGGTGTGCCAGACAATCCAGACTTCTTTGACGAAATTGTTGCTCCCAACACTAACCCCACGCAAAAGTATGTTTACTTACAAAAGACCGTGGACTTTGACAATCTACAACGCTATCTTTTGGTTGAACCAGGTCGTGTGGTCAGCGACTATGGTACGTTGACTGAAATTGAATTACAGAAAAGTGCTTGGACTCCTGGGCAAATTTTCTATGCTTACACTGATCTTGCGTTCTATGAGTTGTCGGTGACTGTGACCGGAACACGAACATTGATTGATGTCACAGACGAGTGGATTGCCCGCACTGGTCGTCAATCTCTATATTATCAATATCGTCACAATGCACCACTGACAACACGTATTGATCCAGGAACCACAAACATCATTGACTTGTATGTGGTAACTTTGAGCTATTACACAGCCTATCAAAATTGGATACGAGACACCACTGGCACAGTTCCTGAGCCAGCAGTGCCTACCATTGACGAATTGTCAACTGAATATCAAGGCTTACAAAATTACAAAATGGTCAGCGATAACATCATTTTGAATTCAGTTGTATTCAAACCACTGTTTGGTGAAAAAGCCGCACAAGAATTGCGTGCCACAATCAAGGTAATCCGTGCACAAGGTTCTACAGCCAGCACCAGCGAAATCAAGAGCAGTGTGGTGGCTGCAATGAACACTTATTTCAGCATTGACAAATGGAATTTTGGAGACACATTCTATTTTTCAGAACTTGCTGCATATTTGCATAGAGAACTTGGAACCATTATCAGTTCAGTAGTGCTGGTACCACTCAACAGTCAAAAATACTTTGGTGACTTATACGAAATACGTTCAGCCCCCAATGAAATCTTTGTCAACGGTGCTACCATAAACAACATTGAAGTGATTGAAGCATTGACCAGTACCAACTTGCGTACTGCACCCGGTAGTGGAGTAATTTAATGGCAACAGTCCGCAGCGTAGATTTTCTTCCTGAGATTTTTCAGACTGATGCCAACAAACAATTTTTGGCAGCAACACTTGATCAACTGATACAAGAGCCCAAATTTAGAAAAACACAAGGCTTTATTGGTCGTCGTGTAGGCCCCGGCGTCAATCCCAACGACAAATACGTGGTAGAACCCACGGTCACAAGAAGTAACTACCAACTTGAACCTGGGGTGGTCAGTCTCGTGCCAGACACCGACACAATCAACAACGCCATTACCTATCCTGGACTCAATGATGCTGTGACTTTCCAAGACGGCAACGGTAGTCGACCTGACAGACTGTATTCCAGCGAATACTATACCTGGGATCCGTTTATTGATTTTGATACTTTCATAAACTTCAGTCAATACTATTGGGTTCCAAATGGCCCCGATGTAGTGGATGTAAGTGCTACTGAGATTCCAACCACTGATAATTTTGTAGTAACCAGCACCAACAATGTGTACAATTTTTCAGGCGTCAACGGCAACAGCCCAGTAATCGAACTGGTACGTGGCGGCAGTTACACATTTCAAGTAACTGATCAATTTTGGATTCAGAGTGCGCCCGGCATTGCAGGCACGATTCCGGCCACCCCAAATATCAGCAGTCGAGATGTTTATGGAGTAGCCAACAATGGAGAAGATTCTGGCACTGTGGTATTCAATGTGCCCCAGAAAAATGCGCAGAGTTTTTACTACACCTCTCTTGACAGCATTGGTACAATTGACCTAGTGACTGAATTGGGTTTTGATGATATCAACGGGCAACCTTTGGTTGATTTTATTCTTGCCAACGGCGGCATTGATGGCACAACCAACTTAGATAATCGCACACTGGTTTTTCTCAACAACCCTGCTTACACACAAAAATATCAAATCACCTACAACACTGTTGGTGACGTAATTTATTTGCAAGTTTCATTGCTGGCCAATATCAATAATTTAGAAAAGTGGACCACCAGTTACGGAGCAGTTTACAGCAGTACCCAATGGTACAAAGATGAGGCTGGAGTTATTCGTAGTATTCCGCTGTTGAGCGCCATTCAAGATACACTGTATTACCAGTCTGGCACAAACTCAGAAATTTTTGGCCGCATCACACTGATCGAACCTGGCGCCAGCAGCGTACTAGACGTTGACACCATAATTGGTAGAAAAACTTATACCAGCCCCAACGGTGTGGCATTTACCAACGGACTCAAGGTAAGATTCACTGGAGATGTAGTACCCATCAGTTACAAGTCAGGCACCTCAAGTTTTGAGTGCACTGCCACTGAAGCCAACACAAACTACATCACATATTATGATGCTGGCAGTTTATATGTAGGCCAACAAGTGGTGTTTTTGACCCCCACACTTGGGGGACTTGACGCTGGCACAACATATTATGTAAGATCAATTGCAGCCAGCGGGATCAAATTCACAGTCAGTGCAGTTCCGGGCGGCCCCGCAGTGACCTTGCAAAACGGCACAGGTGCCATGAACGCAATTGGCATCAGCAATCACGAATACTACGTGAGTGGTGTTGGAATTGCAATTGAGTTGTTGCCAGTGACAGACTTTGTTGTGCCCGAAACCTATGTTGAAGACTACAATGATAGTACCATTGCAGTAGAGCCCGCTGATCCTGATTATCTAACAATCAGCCGCGCCAGCCGAGATTTAAATGCATGGACTAGAAGCAATCGTTGGTTCCACGTCAGCGTGTTAAATGCCACGGCAGAATATAACAACACTGCTGCCAACCTTGACAATAATCTTCGTGCCAAGCGTCCAATTATTCAGTTCCGTCCTGGAGTACGTTTGTGGAACATGGGAACTCAAGGCAAAGCACCTGTAGACATCATTGATTTCACAGAAACTGATGCATTTTCAAATGTGGAAGGATCTACTGGTTACACAACCAATGGCTACTCCTTGGTTGAAGGATCAAGAGTTATATTTGCTGCTGATGAAGATTTGTCTGTGCGCAACAAGATATATGTGGTGACCTTTGCTGTTCCAGACACGATTCCTCCTTTGATTGCTCAACCAGTGATTGTGTTGACCGAAGCCGCTGATGGCGCAGTTGAATTAGATGAATCAACTGTGTGTTTAAATGGCAACACTATTGCTGGCAAAACATTTTGGTATGATGGCGCTGACTGGATTGAGGCTCAGCAGAAAACCAAGGTTCAACAAGCACCTTTGTTCAACATCTATGATGTGGACGGTGTAAGTTTTGGTGACAGAGTCAAATATCAATCCAGCAACTTTGTGGGATCAAAGCTGTTTAGTTATGCAGTGGGTGACACCACCATTCTTGACCCAGTGCTGCAATTTCCCTTGCAATATTTGAACATCAACAACGTGGGAGACATTGTTTTTGACAACAATTTGTATGTTGACAGTTTCACTTACACTATAGACAATGTCAGTACAGTTACTCCAATCAGTTCAGGTGCGGCCAGAGAATACGCAACACGAACTGCATACGCCAAGTTAATTGGTTGGCAAACCGCAGTGGTTGAACAACAAATTTATCAACAATTTCAGTTCAACTACACTGGCAGTCGACTTCAACTTGATATTGCAGTAACCCCGCAATCATCTATTGCAATGCCAGTAATCAAGGCCTATATTGGCGGACAATTTATTGATCCAAGCCAATATACCTATACCGTTGGCGACGCCAGCACAACCATTACCTTGAGCAACACATATCTGCCTACAGATGTAATTGAAATTTTGGCACTAAGTGATCAGACCAGCAAGGTGGGGTTTTACCAAGTACCAAACAATTTAGAAAATAATCCTCTCAATGCCAACAGCTCATCGTTTACCTTGGGCACAATCCGTACTCACTACGAGAGCATTTGCGAAAACTTATTGGCGTTGACTGGGCCTATCAACGGATCTAACAACAGTCGTGATCTTGGAAACATTGTACCATACGGTTTGGTAATACTTCAACAAAGTAGTCCGCTGACTTTGGCCGGCTACTTTATGCGCAGTTCTGCTTACAATATTTTTGCGTCATTGCAGTACAGCAGTCGTGAGTACACCAAATTCAAAGCGCAGATGTTGGATGCGGTGCTGAATCAAAACAACATTGCATTTAGAACCACAGCCAGTATTCTAGACGAAGCCATACAAGATATTACCCTAGGCAAGTTAAACACTCAGCCCTTCTACTGGAGCGACATGATTCCTCAAGGGGTAACTTCTTACAGCAATACCTACAATATTGGTCTAGTCATCAACTATGTTTTTGACACAGTACAAGTTTACAATTACACATCTTCCAACTATTTAGGATTGTGTGTGTATCTAAACGATCAAATTCTAACTCGTGACAAAGATTATGTGGTGGCCACAAACGGTCCTAGAATCACAATCACCACAACTCTTGTCACCGGCGACACAGTTACCATCAACGAGTACGGCGCCACTTACGGAAGCTTTGTGCCCAACACTCCTAGCAAAATGGGTTTGTACCCAGCCTGGGAGCCAGAGATTACCACGCTTGTGACCAGCAATGGCACAGGTGAATTCATAATTGGGCATGATGGAAGCTCAACTCCAGTGTTTGGTGACATTCGCGATCAAGTGCTGCTGGAATTTGAAACTAGAATTTACAGCAACATTAAGCAAGATGGCAATCCTGTTCCTCTCACAGTGGAAGATGTATTGCCGGGTCAGTTTCGTGATACCGGTTACAGCTTTGAAGAAGTTAACTCAATTTTTGGTTCTGATCTGTTGAGTTTCTGTGGTTGGAACAAATTGGATTTCAAAACTCAGACGTTCAGTGCGACCAACGAGTTTACATGGAACTACAGCAATACCACCAACCGACTCAACAACGAAAACTTGTTGGGCGCTTGGCGCGGAATTTATCGTTATTTCTACGACACACAGCAGCCAAGCTATACTCCTTGGGAGATGCTGGGTTTCACAATTGAACCCGACTGGTGGCAAGATCGTTATGGACCTGCGCCATATACTGGGGATAACTTGGTGTTGTGGGATGACCTAGAAGCAGGCTTGGTTGCTGATCCCGTTGCACCTTACATTCGTCCAGAATATGCTCGTCCTGGTCTTACATCGGTGATTCCCACTGGTCCGGAAGGTGAATTATTGAGCCCCCTCAACTCAGTTGTGGGCGTGGTGCCATTCAATCAAAATGTCACATCTAAATACCAGAAGAGCTGGGCAATCGGCGATGGCGGCCCAGTTGAAGCATCGTGGTGGAATTCAAGTTCATATCCATTCTCGGTAATGCATGTGTTGGCAGTTACTCGTCCGGCAAAATTCTTTGCACTGTTTGCTGACAGAGATTTGTACAAGTTTGACACTGACTACAATCAATATCTCTACAATGGTCGCTATAGATTAGATGCCAACGGTGTTGAAGTATATGGCAATGGCGTCAGCAAAGCCAGTTACATCAACTGGATTGTGGATTACAACAGACAAACTGGAATTGACTCAACCGATCTGTTGACTGCAGATCTCAAGGCCCTGGATGTGAGATTGTGCTATCGTATGGCCAGCTACTCAGACAAACAGTACATCAAGTTGATTACTGAAAAGTCCAGCCCCAACAGTACCAATACAACACTGACCATTCCTGATGAAAGCTACAACATTTTGTTGTATAAAAATCAACCGTTTGATCAAATCAAGTACAGCAGTGTAGCGGTGCAAAAGGTCGACGGCGGCGGATTTGCTGTGTTTGGATATGGTACATCGCAGCCTTATTTTGAAATACTACAAAGTCAAGCAGTTGGTCGATTGCAAGAATACAGCTCAGGCGGCATCACTGTTCGTGTACCAACTTTCTACACTGATGCTGTGGTGCAAGTTCCTTACGGATATGTGTTTGTCAACGAAACTGCTGTGAGTGACTTTTTGTTGAGTTACGGAAAGTTGTTGGAAAAACAAGGATTAACGTTTGACAACATGGTCAATGGTTATGAGCTCAGCTGGCCAAGAATGGTAAATGAATTTTTGTACTGGAGCCAACAGGGCTGGAGTACAAATGCCATTATCAATTTGAATCCCTTGGCCGAAGGGTTGACTGTGACCCGTCCCGGTGCAGTGGTGGATGGCATTGTGACCGAAACCACTGAAAATCTACTGTTGGATCAAAACTCAAACGAAATCCCCACACGCTCTTTGAATGTGGTTCGTCTGGGCAACACTTTTACTATACAACCGTTGTCCACACAAAGCATCAGCTATATCAATTTGAGATTTACCAATTTTGAACACATGATGGTGTTGGACAACCAAAGTGTGTTTGGCGACCTCATATATGATCCAATCACTGGTGCAAGACAAAGCAGACTGACACTGGTGGCTGTAACCACCAGTGACTGGAATGGCAGCGTAGACACGCCTGGATTTATTTTGAATCAGGACAACGTTCAAGAGTGGACCGGACTTAAGACGTACCCCAAGGGAGAGATTGTCAAATACAAGAATGTTTATTGGTCAGCACTTAAAATTGTGCAACCTAGCGCAAAGTTCAATTTCAATGACTGGGCCCAGAGTGATTACACTCAAATTGAATTGGGGTTGTTGCCTAACCTTGCCAACAAAGCCGATCAATTGGCCAACAGCTACAATATCAACGATGCCAATATCGAAAGTGACAACGATTTATTGAGTTATGGGCTAATTGGTTTCAAGCCACGGCAGTATCTAGCCGCACTAAATCTCGATGATGTCAGTCAGGTCAATGTGTATCGTCAGTTCTTGGGCACCAAGGGTACTATACTGGCAGCAGAATTATTCAAATCGGCCAACCTTGGCAAAGAGGCAGCTGATTACACAATCTATGAAAATTGGGGAGTTCAACGAGCAGTTTACGGTGCCAATGCTAACCGTAGTTTCTTTGAATTGAGATTAAATCGTGCATTGTTGAGCAGCAATCCCAGCTTGGTAGAAGTAGTTGTGCCTCAGCAATCAAGCCAAGCTGATCAAACAGTATTGTTGTCTGATGTGTGGCGCTCCAGCTACAATCTCACCAGTACCAATATTTTGCCTACCACTACCGAACTGCCCACTGACATAGGATTGCCAACAGCTGGATATGTGAGTTTGGACGATGTTGATATCACAGTATTTGACATCAACAACACAGACAGTCTTGCGGCCAACATTGATCAAATTGAAGTGGGAACCAGCATCTGGGTGGCCAAGATCAACGATTACGACTGGAACATTTATCGTGCCCAAGCAGTGCCTGGTCAAATACAGCATGTTTGTGACAATTTAAACGGAACCAGCCGAGTAATTTTCAACAGTCAGCACGGGTTAAAAGCTGGTGACAAACTGATCATCAAGTTCTTTGACAGTGAGATCAACGGCGTGTATCAAGTACTCAACGTTCCATCACTTGACACAGTGAACATTGCATTTACTTTCACAAGCAATCGTGCAGTGGCCAATGGCACAGGTCTAGGATTTACCTTGCAAACCATGCGGGTAGCTCAGGCCAGCGATGTGGGCGACCTGTCATATGCATTGAATATTTTGCCCGGCGCCAAAGTTTGGGTAGACGACAACGGCTCGGGTCTATGGGAAGTGCTTCAGAAGAACAATGTATTTTCAAGCATTGTTACGTTGAACCCAGAGTTGCTTGATGCCAGCGAACAATACGGAGCCAGCGTAGCACAGGCCAGAAACAAAGTGGCTGCCTTGGTGGGTAGTCCACGCTATGGTTTTGCTAGTGGCACCGCCCGGGGAGCCATCTACGTTTATGTCAAGAGTTTCAGCGATCAATACACTCCAGTAAGTCCGTTGGGCACTGGTGATGCCATACTCACCCTGGATACCACAGGTCTTCGCGGATACGGCAATGCCATAGACTTTGGCAATCAAACTTATGCCGTGGCCGGTGCCAGCGCCAGCCTGGGTTCGGCAGGGCAAGCCGACAACGGCTATGCAGTTGTGATTTATCGTGATCCAGTGTTGGGTGTTCCTGGATCTATTCCTTATGGGCAATCGCAATTGTTAACTCAACCTGCAGGCTACGGAACACTATTGACTGGTGCAGGTGAATTTGGTTACAGCGTGGCCATGAGCTTGGACGAACGTTGGATGTATATTGGTGCCCCGGGGTTGAATCAGGTGCATGCTTATGGTTATGTCGACTGGCAAGATCAGTTAATAAGAACCTTGGCTGATGGTACCACTTTATTATATGCCATCGCTGACAATATACAAATCAACAACAAGTACCAACTCAAAGTAACCCTCAATGGACAGGTGCAAACGGTTGACGTAGACTACACTATTGACAACAATTTCAACATTGTTACCTTTGTAAACACTCCTGGCGTGACCACTGCTGGTAGTTTTATTTCTGGACAAACATATACTATTTTAAGTGTGGGCACTACTGACTTTGTTGCAATTGGTGCAAGTTCAAACACTGTGGGAGTTGAGTTCATTGCCACTGGCTCAGGATCTGGTACTGGCACTGCACTTGCATCAACCTTGATTGAATTTGCAAGATACAACAGTTTTCAAATTCCTTATACTGCATCAACATATGATCTTGATGATGACATTGATGCTGATGGTCGTAGAGTTGGATTATTCACCGCTACAAACATTTACTCTTTCAGCATCAAAGTTAACGAGTCGCTGTTGCGTCCCAACATCGATTACACATTCTCTGGAACCACAGTGACCTTTACTGGATCCTACAGCCTAACCGACATTATTGTGGTCAGCGCCAAAGGATACTTTGAATATGTAGATACAATTGACTCTAGCATGGTCACTGGCGGTCTAACTGCTGGTGACAGATTTGGTCATTCAGTGTCATGCACCACAGACGGCCGCCAAGTCATGATTGGAACCCCAGAACGTACCATTGATGGTGAAGTCCAGGCAGGTACAGTTTATGTATTTGATCGCAATGTACAAAAGTTCATATACGGCTCGGATCCCTCCAGTGTGAGCTTCACAGTGCTGGGCGGAACGCCTACTGCACCAGTCAGTGTATTGGTCAACAATGAATTCTTTATCAACCAAGACAACAGCGTGATCAATGCTCCCAACTCGTTTACTGTGTCTGGTGACACTGTGACCATATTGGGCGATCTGCAAATTGGTGACATAATTGAAATTGAAACCAATCAATTTCAGCAGGTGCAACAAGTTGACCAACATGTGACAGCTGACTTCAGTAACTTTGGCCAAGCTGTACAAATTTGCAGTAACAATTGCAGTTTGTATGTTGGCGAACCGCAGAGCAGTCAACAAATATTCAAAGGTGGTGTTGTTGAACGTTTTGTAAATCAAAGCAGAGTATATGGCACTATCACAGCCACCGTGGCCAATCCAGCTTTGACTGCCGGGGACACTATTAGAATTGACAACATAGATGTTGAGGTTCCTGTGGCGCAAACTGTAGCCAGCCTGGCCACAGCGATCAATGCCGCAGTTCCAAATGTTCTAGCCACAGTCAGCAGCACTGGTTATCTCACAATCAGCGTCAAGAATTCAGCAGCAGCCGCTCCTTTCAACAAGGTACAAGTGGCACCCGGTTCAGTAGGATCAACATTTGCTGATTTTGGGTTCGAAACGTTTGTATGGACACAGAACATTACCAGCCCATACCCTGTACAATACGCAGGATTTGGCGGCGCAATCAGCATAAATGATTCAGCTGAAAACTTGGTGGTAGGCGCACCTCAAGGCACAATCTATCTTGAAACGGTGTTTGATGATGGTACCACAGTGTTTGACGCTGGCAGCACAATATTTTTCTCGGTAATTGTGCAGAGCGGTGCAATTTACACATTTGATTATTTGCCCAGCAGCTCGCTGACTGTGACCAACCCTGGTAAGTTTGTGTTTGGCCAACAAATCAACAACAATCTTGTTGGGCAGTATGATATGTTTGGTGCTGCGGTTGACTATACTTCGGGCGTGTTAATGGCCGGCGCACCAAAAAATGATGCCGGTGACAGCGATGCAAACTTTGGAGCTGTGTTTGTGTTTGAAAACCCAACTCAATCACCGGCTTGGAGTGTGATAGAGATTCAACAACCCACAGTGGACATTAGACTGTTGAATTCAGTGTTTTTCTTTGACAGCATCACCAGCGCACGAACTGAATTCTTGGATTTTATAAATCCATTGCAAGGAAAAATATTGGGCGCTGCCCGAGCCAACATTGACTACGTGGGCGCAGTGGACCCTGCGGCCTATAATGTGGGACCCGCAAACCTCAAAGGCAGCACATGGTTCGCTGATCATGTAGGAGAAATTTGGTGGGATATCAGTTCAGTTAGATTCATTGATCCCAATCAAGACAGCATAGTGTACGCCAGCCGACGCTGGGCACAGTTGTTCCCTGGTAGCGAAGTTGATGTGTACCAGTGGGTTCAAAGCACAACACCGCCATCAACTTACACAGGCGAAGGCATACCACTGAACACGGTTTCCTATACAGTCAACACTAATTTGTCACAAGATGGAACATTTGCTACCTATTATTATTTCTGGGTGCGTGGCATCACAGTCACAGCCACGCAGCTAGGCAAAACATTGCCGGCCAGCACTGTAGCATCTTACATTGCTGATGCCAAGGCCAGTGGCATTCCCTACATGGCACCCATAAATGCCAACACAATTGCATTGTACAACTGTGCTGATCTTATTTCAGCCAGCGACACAGTAATCAGCATTGAATATGATCGTGAATTTACCAACGATAATGTACACGTTGAATACGAACTGATTCCTCAAGACCGTGCTGATGGTTTTTTGAGTGACAATTTATATCGTAAACTACAGGACAGTTTCTGCGGGGTAGACACCTTTGGTAACAAAGTACCTGATCCTAACCTGGGACCCGCTGAACGATATGGAGTACAGTTCCGCCCGCGTCAATCAATGTTCGTGGATCGTTTTGCTGCGTTAAAAAATTATCTAAAACGTGCAAATGCAGTGCTGGCACAGTATCCAATCACTGAAGATAAGTCGTTTAATCTGTTGAACAGCAGTGACCCAATTCCGTCGCAGACCGAGATTGTTGATGCTGTCACCGTCACCAATTGGAACCTTCAGGTTGCCAACTTGGAAATACTGGGATTCCAAACACCGTTCTGGAGTGATCCCTTGGGATCAATACCACTGGGTTACAAGTATCTTGTGACCACTGACAGCAGTCAACGAGGATTGTGGACCATTTACACTGTTCAAGAAAGCGATACTGCGCCCAACACTAGAGAATTGGTTCTTTCCAAGGTACAAGGGTACAATACTCCAGACTATTGGAGCTACATCAATTGGTATCGTCCTGGATACAATTCCAGCACCAAAGTTGTTGCTGAGGTTGCCAATTATGCATCCTTGAGCACACTGACTGTCACAGTTGGCAGCAGTGTAAAAGTCACAGCCAATGCTCAAGGAAAATTTGAAATCTATCTTAGAACCGATCTGGGTTGGGAACGAGTTGGGTTGCAAGATGGCACCATTGAATTCAGCGCGGAACTATATGACTATGCACTGGGCAGATTTGGATTTGACGTAGAAGTATTTGATGCACAGTATTTTGATCAAGAGCCTGTGATAGAAACAAGAAAAATTATTCAAGCCATCAACGAAGAACTATTTGTTGGCGACTTAGAAATACAGCGCAACAAGTTGTTGGTGTTGATGTTTAACTTTGTGTTGAGTGAATTCTCTGCACCAGAGTGGCTGGTCAAGACATCGCTAATTGACGTTGATCATAGAATTCGCCAACTGATACCGTATCAAAACTACGTGCGAGACAACCAAGAATTTGTAAGTGACTACATCCAGGAAGTCAAACCATATCACGTGACCATTAGAGAATTTAACTTGCTGTACAACGGTTTTGATGAATTTTTTGGTGATATAACTGACTTTGATTTGCCGGCCTACTACAATACTTCGCTGGAAATACCTAAGTTTACCAGTCCTATATTGTTACCATACAATAACGGAACAGCATTTAATTCTAGCACCAACATCGAAAGTGACGTACCATCAACCAGCGCATTGTGGTCAACTTGGCCGTACAATCAGTGGTACAGCAATTATTTGTTGTCGTTGGAAAGTGTACAAATTATTGATGGTGGATCGGGTTATACACAACCCCCAGTGGTGATAATCACAGGAGGTGCAACAGAACCGGCCAAAGCCACCGCTGTAATCAATAGTATTGGACAAGTTGTTGCAGTAAATGTTACCAACTCGGGATCAGGCTATATTCAAACCCCAACAATAACATTTGATGGTGGCAACGGTGTTGCTGCCCGGGCATATGCAGTAATGAACAACAGCCTAGTACGCAGTTTCCGCACAGTGATCAAGTATGATCGTTTTCAGTATTTTTCAGACATAGCATCTTGGGAACCAAATCAAATTTACAATCCCGGTGCCCTGGTACGTTACGATGATCGCGTGTGGCAAGCCAGCGCAGCAACGCCAGTTACTGGCCCCACGTTCAATCTTGAAGATTGGACCCTGATCCCAGCACGACAACTAAGTGGCGTTGATCGTACCATGGGTTACTATGTGCCTGGAGTCAATCAACCAGGACTTGAGTTGCCATTGTTGATCGACGGTGTTGATTATCCTGGGGTACAGGTGTACGGCGATTACTTCTTGAACAACCCAACATCAATAGACGCCAACTACTCTAGCGAATTTACAGATGTAACACTGGGAACATCGCCCACAGACATCAATGTGGACGGCGGCGAGTTTATTGGCTTGTACGAAGGCCACGCTCCTGAAGAATTGGTCAACGGCGCAGAATTTGACACCCTTGATTTCCGCGTGTACACCAGACCCGGTGCTGACTGGAATCGCGACGGTCACGGTTTCCAGTGGAGCAGCGTTCGTTACAGTTTCGACCCTACCATTGAAACCGACTACAGCTGGGCAGGAATTACACAGCATCCAGTTCAGGTTCTGGTGAGCAATATTACCACTGGTACTGACCTAGCACCAGATGTCAACTACACCGTTGATTGGGTAAATCAAACAGTTTCATTGATAGAAATGGCTCCTTGGGTCACCGACGGGGATCAGTTCCAGATCAATGTTTTTGAACTTGGCGGTGGCAGTCAATTGTATCGTACCAACTATATTGGGGGAGACATTGGTGAAACTGTGGTAATTCCAGTTGGCGCTTCGGAAATAGACAGTATTGCAGTGTTTGTCAATGGTGAAAATGTAGACAGCGTGACTTGGCAACCATACACAGACAGCACTGATTGGAATATACTAGACAGCTACAACAAACTAGATGTTGTCAACAACAGCGGAAACTACTACCGAGCACTACAAAGTGTCCCGGTGGGTGTAGACATTGCCAATACATTGTATTGGTTTGAATTTGTACCTACAATTGAGAGCCTTGTGGACTTTGGCACTGACTATGGAGCTACAGACGGAATTGCCTTGGTAGCATTTGGATTCTCAACAATTGATGCTGGCGATTTTGTAATTGGCAGATCATACACCATAAGCACTGTGGGCACCACCAATTGGACAGCCATTGGTGCAGCCGCAAGCACAGTGGGCACATCTTTTGTGGCCACCGGTGTTGGCTCTGGAACTGGCAAAGCAACCACTGACTACAGCTGGAGTACTCCACAAGTACAATATCAGGTGGCTGACGCAGATTTGGTGACCAACAACGTCATATACTTGACCAACAGCGTACAAGGAACAAATCCAGTCAATGCTGTAGTCACACGCAATGGACTAAGGCTGCAACCTCCTGAAGGTATCGAATGGATCGGTGATGATTCCAGTGTTAGTTTTGGCTTGCCACAGCGCGGCGGCTACAGCCAATCCTTGATAAATGCAGCCTCTGACATAACTGTTTGGGTAGACAATGTTCTGCAACCCCAAACCGTGGGACCCACCACAGGCACCTACGTTGTGACACCATGGGCTGGCAGCAATACTCCGGGACGCCAGGTAGTGTTTACAACGCCACCGGTCAGCGGCGCTAGAATTTTGATTGCCGTAAGCACAGCAGCTGACTACCGAATCATTGGCAACGAATTGCAAATATCAAGCACAATCTTGCAAGATGATTTGTTTGCAGTGACCACTTGGAATGACACCTCGCAACTTTATCCGTTGACGCTGGTATTCAAAGGACCAGTCACTGAAACAGTCACAGTAGTCGAGGGATATGACGAAACAAACTATTCTCCAGACACAGTAAACAATGCTCCAGGGTCGTTTGATTACTCAGCTGGAACTACAATTTTCACCAACAATTTCTATCTTGAAAGAAGTTTGAACAACGCCAGTAGATTGTGGGTTACGCTTAACGGAAATAGATTGTTTGAAGGTGCAGATTACACCGTAAGTGAGGATTATTTAATTTTGGCCAGCGGAGTTATTGGTGTTGGTGACGTTATGGTCATAGAAGAATTTACCAACAGCATAGTTCCTGAAGCAATGGCTTTCCGCATATTTCAGGACATGCGTGGTGTGCAAGCGGTTTATAGAATAACCCCGGAAACAACCACAGCATTGGCTCAGGCCCTGTCCAGCACAGCAGATACTGTTTATGTTGACAACGCTCAGGCCTTGAGCGAACCCGATCTAGAAGCAGGAATTTTTGGAGTAATAACCATCAATGGTGAGCGCATCATGTATCGTGAGCGAGACGTTGTGGCAAACACCGTATCAGGACTCATGCGTGGCACCGCTGGCACCGGCGCAGCCGACCATGGCGCAGGCAGTATTGTAAATGACATGGGACGCGGCAATTTGTTGCCCCAGCAATTCCAAGATTACATTGTCAGCAACAGCAGCATGGGCGACGACAGTACCACTGTATTCTACGCACCCAGCATAAATTTTGCTGATTTTGAAGATTCCACAATTGAGTCCGCAGCCATTGAAGTTTATGTGGGCGGGGTACGACAATATGCTGTAAGTGACACCAGTGCTGAAAGCCAGTATCGCTGGTTTGTGACTGATTTTGACCCAATGGCAGTAGAATTTGATATAGCACCAGCTGCTGGTGCAGAAGTCACAATTTTAGTGCGTCAGGGTGTGACTTGGTATGCACCAGGCGACGGTACTGCCAGCGACGGAATTGCCTTGCAGGATACCGAAACGCAAGCTGCAAGGTTCTTGCGGGGTTTATAACAAGGTAAATAAAAGACCATGTCAAATACACAGCAAAATCAACAGGTTGAAACAAAAAAAGAGGAAAAACCTCGCCGGCCCAACGAAACCGGTACAGTGAATGTACAGGGTTATTTCAAGGTGTTTGACCCAAAAACACAAAAAGTCTATGTGGAGGGACGAGCATGATTGAGCCAGGACTAGCAAAAATTACCGGGCATGTAAAGATTTATGACCCAAACAGCGGTGAAATATTCTACAACGATCACAATGCCATTCACTATGAAAACATCAGCGTGGCAATGGCTCAAAGTTTGTCAAATCGTAACTTGGGCTACATCTACGAAATGGCATTTGGCAACGGGGGAAGCTCAGTGGATCCCACAGGCGTTATCACATATCTTCCACCAAATACCACAGGTCAGAGCGCCTCGCTGTACAACCAAACATACCAAAAAGTAGTTGATGATAATTCAGCAGCTGATACAGATCCAGAAAACAACAAAATGACTGTGTTGCACACAGCCGGAAATGTTTACACTGATATTTTGGTCACTTGTTTGCTGGATTACGGTGAACCAAGCGGTCAACAAGCATTTGATAATTCAACCAACTTCAACGGCGAATATGTATTTGACGAACTAGGACTCAAGACCTGGAACGGTTCTGCTGAGGATTTGCGTCTGATCACCCATGTGATTTTTCACCCGGTCCAAAAGAGCTTGAATCGTCAAATTCAAATTGATTACACACTGCGAATCCAGACACTGAGCAACATAAACGCTGTATAAATATAAGGACAGGGAACTGACATGGCATATACAATTAATCTTACAGACGGCACAGTTTTTGCCACCATATCGGATGGTACTTTTAATCAAAGCAGTAGCGTGACTTTGGTGGGTAAAAACTATGCTGGTTATGGTGAATTCCTAGACGAAAACTTTATCCAGATGCTGGAAAATTTTTCCAACAATACTGCACCACCTGCGCCTTTGACTGGTCAACTTTGGTGGGACAAAACCAACAGCTTGCTCAAAGTTTACAACGGTACAACATTCAAAGTAATTTCAGCAGCAACAGCCAGTGCATCGGCCCCAACATCTAATGTCACCGGTGACTTGTGGTATGATACCACAAACCAACAATTAAAAGTATACACTGGCAGCAGTTTTATTGTTGTTGGTCCAGCTTATTCTAGCAGTCAAGGTACAACTGGTGCTATTCCAGAAACCATCCTTGACAACACAGCAACGCCGCACTACGTCACCACACTTTATTCCAACAGTGTGCGAGTGGCTATTTTCAACAGCGACGCTGACTTTACTGCGGCTGCCCCAGTTGCAACCCTGTTCCCTACAGTTTTTAAAGGTGTAACATTCAGTAACTCCTCTGGCACCAACATGGCCGGCAATCTTGTCAGCTCTGGGAACATAGTAATTACTTCAGGCGGCAACACCACAGCTACAATTACCACTACTGGTGCCAACATAACTGGGTACACCACTGTGAGTGGTAATGTAACTGGCGGCAATATTCTAACCGCAGGAGTCGTATCAGCCACAGGCAACGTTACAGGTGCAAACTTCATTGGTAACGTGATCTCCCCAGCTGGCAGTAATGTCAGTACAACAGGCAATGTCACTGGTGGAAACTTGTTGACTGGTGGTATTGTCAGTGCCACAGGCAATGCAATAGGTGGAAACATACGCACTGCCGGTTTGATCACCGCAACAGGCAATATCACAGGCGGTAACTTGCTCACTGCTGGATTGATATCGGCCACTTCAACCATAACATCGGCTGCCAATATTACAGGTGGTAACATCCTGACAGGCGGTTTGATCAGCGCAACTGGAACAATTACCAGTGCTGCCAACATCAGCGGCAGCTTTTTCTTGGGCAACGGAAGTCAACTCACTGGGTTGAGCGCGGCTGTTAGTGTATCGCAGATTCAGAATGGCAACTCAAATGTGAGAATTGCCGCATCAGATGGCAACGTTACCATTGGTGTAAACAGCGTTGCCAACGTGGTAGTAATTGATAGCACATCACTTTATGCCAACGTGGCCAACGTATCCAGTATTGCCAAAGGCGGCAGCAACGCCGTGGGCAACATTGGAGGCCCCACAAGTTATTTCAATATCACCTATACTTCTACCTTAAACGCCGTGACTGCGAGTGCAAGTGGCAACGTCACTGGTGGCAACATTTTAACAGGTGGATTAATTTCGGCCACTGGTAATATTACCAGTGGTAACCTGGTAACTTCGGGCACCACAGGTATCTTGAGTGTCAACAGTATTACTCATACTGGCACCAATGCTGTAGGCAATATTGGTAGTTCAAGCAGTTATTTTGATCAAGTGTTTGCCACAGCAACCACAGCACTTTATGCTGACGTTGCAGAACGTTTTGCCGCAGATGAAGTGCTAGAAGCAGGAACTGTGGTTGAATTGGGTGGCACTGCTGAGATTACTAGATCTCTTACAGAATTGAGCGACAATGTATTTGGCGTGATAAGTACTAGACCAGCTTACACCATGAATGGCGGCGCAGGTGAAGACGATACCCATCCCAAAGTTGCTATGACTGGGCGTGTACCTGTCAAGGTAACTGGTTATGTCAAAAAAGGCGATCGACTGGTCAGTGCCGGAAACGGGGTTGCTAGATCAGCTCTACCCGGAGAAGCAACTGCATTTAATGTAATTGGGCGAAGTCTAGTTGACAAACCGACCCAAGAATCAGGTACAATTGAAGCAATTGTTACCATTAAAAATTAAACAGGAACAAAAATGACTTACGTATTAGGCGGCCTAATAGAAGCAACAGACTACAACACCTTTGCAGGTAATACCACAGCAGGGTTGAATCGTGTTTGGAGTACAGGATCAGGCGATGCAGGCTGGGGACAAACCGATATTGCCGCAGTATCTACGGGCGGCACTGTTACAGCAACACAATGGGCCACGTTAGTCAACAGCCTGGGCAGTTCTGGAAGTCAAACCAATACCACGCTGACATCAAGAACTGCTCCGGTGACAGGCAATACTATCAGCGTGCTGGCTAACATCAGCACCGACACTACTTCAGTTACCACCAATCGTGGCAACGCCGCGGCATCGGGAACAGAATACGGCGTATTCTCAGGCACAACTTCCAAGACCACAGCCACTGGTTCGGGTCAGGCTGCATGGACTATAACATTCACACATACCATAACATTCCCCAGTGCTGACCAAGCACGTTATTTTTGGAATGCTGGCGGCATTGTACGCCTCAAGTACGGTAAAAGTTCAACAGGTACTGACACTGATCCAGACTGGAACACACTGGCTGGCTGGTGCGGATCCATTAATCTTACTGGTCGCGTGAACAGCGCCAGTCAAACCATAGCAGGACAGGCCTATACTGGTACCACACGACTGAGTGGTACAGGTGGTACACAAACCACACTTGCAACCACCACAGGATGGTATCAACTTACTACCTCTCCTGCAACCATATTTCAGTTGAACAATTCTACTGCCCCGTACAGCGGCGAGTTCATTCGTACCACAGCCACAGCCACCAGCTCCACAGTATTGACCTTGGTTACAACCTGGGTAAGTGACGGATCGTCGGGTGCAGGTACCACTGCTAACATTTCGGGTGGTACAGCAACTACCAGTCCGTCGACCACAATCACAGGCACAGCACCCACAACTTTGGTCACGTACCTTCCTCCCAGCACGTCATTCCTTACCAACAGCTGGGGCACACCCTCAATTGCAGCATCAGTTGCATAATCGGCAAATCAAGCTGTAAAGAGGTAGACATTCTACCTCTTTTTGTTGTACAATATTATCATGGAAATCGAAAAAATTGTGGTCCATGCACGGGCTAGATTTGATCACGCTGCCGCCCGACGTACACTAAAAGAAAAATACGAAGCACGAATGCTGTTCGCTTATCGCGGAGGCATGTGGCGTGCTGGCCCTGAATTGCAGACAACATTGTTGACTTGTCCAGACTCAGAAGCAGTGTTGTTGGATTTGTATGAAAACCCCGTCCGAGTCAATGTCAAAGAGTTGTGTGCACAAAGCCAGCAGCGTTGGCAAGAACAAATGACGGCCTGGCTAATTGAATATGAAACCCTAAACAAAAATAGATGACAACTGGCGCACTGATATTTGCATTCAACAATGAGCATATTGACTATGTCAAAATGGCTGCCTGGAATGCCAAAAATATTCGCAGACATCTAGGTATACCCACAGCCATTGTTACAGACGCAGATCCCACAGACCCTAGACTCAATGATGTTGATAAAGTGATTGCAAGTTCAGCACAGTCTGGTGGCACACGTTGGTTTGAAGATTATGATGCCACAGTGTCATGGTACAATGCTGGTAGAACTGATGCTTATCAACTTTCTCCCTGGGATCGCACTGTTGTGCTGGATGCTGATTATGTGGTGGCCAGTGGCCAACTCCAAGTTGCAATTGAAAGCCATCAAGAATTTTTGTCTCATGATGCTGCCTTTGACGTAACTGGTGTCAACGATTTTCAAGAGCTAAATCATTATGGCATGTATCGCATGCCAATGAGTTGGGCCACAGTGATGATTTTCAGTCGCAGCCAGCATGTTGAATTGATTTTTGACTGCATGCAAATGATCAAGAACAACTGGCAGCACTATAAAAATGTCTACAGAAATGTCAGCAGCACTTATCGAAATGATCATGCCTTGAGCATAGCACTGCATATTGTGAATGGACAAACATTGTCTGCGCCGTCGATGCCTTGGAAATTGGCCAGCGTCACGCCCGAGCATGAAGTTTTACAAATTGCCAAAGATTGTTATCGAATCAACTATCAGGATCAGGAACACCGTGCCCGCTGGGTCACATTGAACAATCAGGACTTTCATGCCATGGGCAAGCAACACCTGGAGAAAATAATTGAAACCCATTGAAGAACACGGCTACTTGATAGTGGCCACAAACACTGTGTGCACAGACTATGTGGATTGCAGTGTGACCCTGGCCAAGACCATCAAGTACTGGCATCCTGATGCTAAAATTTGTTTGTTGACCAACAGCACAGAAAATCCAGCATCGCATTTGTTTGATTATGTGCGTGAATTTCCTTTCCCCATCACAGTGGAAAATCCCTATGCCAACGACTGGCAAGTATTTCATGCCACTCCATTTAGAGAAACCATCAAACTTGAAGCAGACATGCTGATAACCAGCCCAGTTGATCACTGGTGGACCATGCTGAGAAATCGTGATGTTGTGGTCAGCACTGGTTGCAGAGACTGGAAAGACCGCAGAGCCAGTGCTAGACATTATCGTCAGGTGTTTGATGCCAACCATCTTCCCGATGTTTACAACGCTATCACGTATTGGAGATTGAGTGAAACAGCACAAGAGTTTTTTGTGACAGTTCGCAACATTTTTGAAAATTGGCCACATTACCGAGCCATGCTGAAGTTCCCCGAAGCTGCGCCGTCAACTGATGTTGTGTATGCCATGGCCGCTCAACTAATTGGACCCGAACGCTGCACCATGCCATTTGCAAGTTATCCCACCATCATTCACATGAAACGGCACATCCAGCACTCGCAACGCGAGGATTGGACTGAAGAAATGCTGTGGGAGTATCGTGACTATGAACTGCGAGTCAACACCGTGATGCAACACGGGGCATTTCACTACCATGTCAAGGATTGGCATCGTGAACGCTGAAGAATTTTGGGCCATACTGCATGCCATGCCTGAGCCCCGGCCGGCATCGTGGCGCCTGTACCACAATGCAGCAGGTGAGCCAATTACCTACAGCATGGAGGATTTGCCCGGTACATACATTGAAGTTGATGCAGAGACCTTTGCCAGAACACCATGGAACGTGCGAGTACAGGCGGGAAAACTGGTTGAGCGCAAACCTCAATATTATCGATATCAACCAGCAGACACCGGCACGGCCTGTCATCCCGACAATGTGCTGATAGTGGTGCCTGAATCGCAGCCACACCAAAAATGGAAACTAAAAACTTATGAAGCAAATTGACGTTGCAGATCTAGATTGCATATATTTGACATATGACGAACCTGAAAAAGAACAGTATTGGATCAAAATTAAGAACATGGTGCCTTGGGCAAAACGGGTGGATGGCGTTAAAGGCAGCGATGCTGCTCACAAAGCGGCGGCCGCATCGAGTGATACTGATCGATTCATTCTCATTGATGGGGACAATATCCCCGATCCGTCGTTTTTTAATCAAACGCTTGTTCTTCCTGATCAAGAATATGAGAACGCTGTGTTCCGGTGGCGGGCACGTAATCATGTCAATGGACTGATGTATGGTAACGGTGGCTTGAGTTCATGGACTCGGGACTATGTCATGAACATGCGCACACACGAAAACACCGACGGACGCAATGAAACTGTGGTGGAGTTTTGTTTTGATCCCCGGTACTGGGCCATGCATGACTGCTATTCAACAACATATCCCAATCAATCACCATTCCACGCCTGGCGTGCCGGATTTCGCGAAGGTGTAAAAATGTGCTTGAATCAAGGTGCCAAGCCCACAGTGCAGGATTTCCGACAACGTGTGCATCAACGCAATCTTGACCACTTGACCATATGGCACAACGTAGGCACAGATGTTGAGCATGGCATGTGGTGCATTGCCGGCTCAAGAATGGGCACTTACATGACCATGCTCACCAATGTAGACTATGTCATGGTGCAGGATTTTGAACGCCTGCGTGAGCTGTGGGACACGGTTCGAGACAGTGATCCTCGCTTGTTGGCCAATCGTGTGGCAGAAGAACTGGGCACCGCGCTGGATTTACCACTTGCAATGTTAGAAGCAGAGCAAAGTCGTTTTTTTAAACATCACTATCGATCAAACTTTGTCAACCGTGGTATCATGGTCAGAGAAATAGATGTTATACGTCAACAAGAAGGCTGGTGATTTTATTGGCCAATGCCAAATGAGTTCTTGGACCGTAATGGAATCCATCTCGTGCAAAGTCCAACTGAGTCTCTGGAGTGATCACATTTGTACCTAATTCAGCATAGTCAATTGCTTGATCGTGCCAGTTGTGTATAAAACTATGTACCAGTTTGGTATCACCTGCTAGGGCTTGTATTGTTTGAAAGTTTGCGAACCAATTTTGATAATTTTCTTCAGAAGAGTAAAGTGGCTCACATTCTGTGCGCTCATCATCATGCCAATCTGGCTGAGGTCGTTCTCTTCGATGACTGAATGTATAATGTATTACAGTGGCTCTGGGTTGAAATAATTGCAGTAGTTGTTGAAGTTTTCTTGCTATCCAATCGTTACTGGCACCGTTTAGGCTGAAATTCAGCACCTGATGAGACAGTTGTTGTTCTAATATATCTGTATAACGATCTTGAATGTTGTTGCCCAGCCCTAGTGTGAAGCTATCTCCCAGCACCAGAATAGCGTTGCGTTTAAATTTGTTAACAGAGTGAGTTCTAAACCCAACTTCGTTGAATTGATAATGCACAGGAGGATGTTGATCAAACAGTTGGCGATTGAAACAATGAGTCAGACTGTCCAAACCAAGACATTCAGTTTGTAAGTTAGCATAAAAAGGAATTGCTATATGTTGTTGAACAAAATCTATGTACATAAATATTTTTCACAATGAATGTTTTAATACTTACTCCTGATCGCGTGGG